TGATCCTGTGGCAGTACGAATAGGAACACGGATGAACGTGACACTAGAAGCCCCTGATCCGCTACCCTGAGCCGTTCTAACGGGCGTAATCTGCCCTGTCGCTGTATCAGAGCCAACACCTGAACCTGTCGCCGTACGAGGCGCAATATGCAACCCTGTCGCATCAAACCCGCTAGACCCCGAACCTGTCGCAGAACGCAAAAGAACAATGATCCGTGTCGCAGACTCAGAACCCGTACCATCACCCGATGCTTGCCGTTGACGTAGCACCTGTGCCGACGACGACGCTGTACCCAAACCCGATGCCGTAGCAGTAACAACAAGAACCGCACGAACACCAAGATAAAACCGTCCACCAAAACGGTAAGGAAAACTAAAGTCAGTTAACTGACCTAAACGAACCTGCGCTGACCCTGAAGCAACACTCGCAGAACCATCACCCGAACCAGTAGCAGAACGTGAAACAACACGAAAATATGTTCCCCGATAAAACGGGCGAGTATCTAAAAACGGTTCTGTAAAACCTGTTACTGCTGTTTGCGCCATGAGGGGTTATCCCCTAACGGCTAGTCGAGCGACAGCGTGAGAGTAGTGATCTGGAATGTGTCACCAGCAGTCACGGCAGCCGATGTAGACAACCCACCAGTCCACAAACAGTTACCCGAAGTGGCAGCATCCCACAAAGACCAATGCGAATATGTTTCTGTTGCAGCAACGTTCGTCCATTCCAAAGTTGCCGAAGTAGCAATCGAACCCGAAGAAGCAGCCGACCATGCAGCAACCTTGCGGGTGGTTTCCGTAGCAACACTAGATGTTCCTTCTTCGCCAGGATCAGCGGTGTGCAACTGCACATACACGTTCGTAGGGATAGTCCAAGCAGCCCTGCCCGTGGTGTGATCCAGAATCTTTAGTTCAGCATAGTTGGAAATCGACATACAAACCTTTCGTCAAAAAGACTATACCAAATACAAAAGTGGGGTGGTCAGGCGAGGGGACCCAACCACCCCACAAGTGTGAGGTACTAAACGCTTAGTTAAGCGTTTACACCAATGCTGGACGATGACTCAATGCGACGCAACGATGCTTCGCGGAAGCGACCGTAGCCACCGAGCCAATACCAACCGATTGGGTTGAAACGCATGAGCGAGTCAACGATTGGTCCACGAACAACCTTCGGAACCATTCCGTTACCGTCAACCTGGCTGTAAGCCTTTGCCAACGCCTGACGGCCCATGATGTGTGTGCAGTAAACATCAACTGTGCTGCTTGCGCCTGCGTCTGCGAACAGCTTTGCGCGAGGGGTTTCGATGAATCGTACTGATTCAAAGGTTCCGATCTCACCGTTGTAGATGTTCATGGTGTCCACGTTCACGTGAGGGGCGTTCCATGATGCGTTGCCGGTTTCACGACGAAGATCATAGGAAACGTCTGGGTGAATGTAACCCATGTAGTAACCGTTGAAGGTTGCAACGTTTGCAGCACGCAAAGCAGCAGTCTGCTTACGTACGTCGTTGGCTTCAATGATGTCTTCTGACGCAACAGTTACACGGCTTGAAGGATCAGATGCTCCACCGCCACCGTATGCAACGTTGGTTCCACCAGCAAGCACATCGCGAACAACCTTGTCGATTGAGTCACCAGCGTTGTAACCGATAAGGTTCGCTGCTGCTGCATCAACGTCAAGGAACGAGGTTCCACGAAGCTTTGCGGTGGTGTTGATTGTGTTGCCATACTCAGCAAGCGTTACAGTCACTTGGCTGTCCGACATAGCCACAGGGGTGACATCGGTTGTTTCAGCAAGTGTGCTGGTTGCTTCTGCAAGGTCTGCGAAGATCGTGAAGATCACCGAAGAACCAGGCATTGACTGGTTGGTTGGTTGTACGTCTGCTGCCTGATCGAACAGCAACTCTGAACGCAAAGCGAAATACGCTAAACGATCATACGCTGCCTGGTCGGTCGACAACGATGATGCCTGTGTTAAGGCCATGATGTTTTCCTTTAGGGGTAGCCCCAAAGAATGTGAATCCTATGGGGAGTGATTAGTATTTTTCTGCTTCGGCTCTCGCCTGGGCCAAAAGTTGCATCACTTCGTCCGTGGATTTTGCATTAGCAATACGTTCAGCGTAATCGACAGGAGGTTCGCTTGTCTGCCCAGCTCGCGCTGCCTGTGCCACCCGATTCCATGACTGCTGTTCAGCAACCACTTCCTTGTTCTGGCTAGGTATGAGACTTGCTTCTTCTGCCGCTTGTCGAATCGCCTCGGGTGTTAAATCACCGTCGTAGCCTTTAACGAAATACTTGTACTTCGGATCGTTCGGGTCCATGCCCGCTTTCACGAAGTTAAGTTCTCGTCGGGCTGCCTCTGCTTCCGCTGCCTGCTCACGTAAAGCCTTATTCTCGGCTTCAAGTTTCCGCAAGTGCGCTCGCACAGGGTCCTTCGATTGCTGCTGGTCTTGAACTGCATCATCCTCAAACTCGTAGTTTGCATCTGACATGACCCACTCCTTCTGCCCACATTCGACTGGAGGTTATCGAATGGCTGCAAGTCTCACCCCTTTTGGCACATTGAAATCGGGGGTTTTCCAATGGTGTCCGTAACCGAACAGTCCTAGTATACACACACCCTTTACAGTGTCAAGTATGCTATTGCGCTTTACCCACCGAAGTAGTAATGGAGCCTGATGTTTCACCTGTTGTCCGAGCAAATGACCCGCCACCAGCAAACTCACCGGTACGTTGGCGACGTTTACGCTCCAACTCTTGTTGCGCGGCGACATCAATCCCGAACGCAGCACCGGCCAACTGTTCAGACGATAGTTCTGTTTCACCCGCGAAAGTCTGTCGTAGTTCGCCTAAAGCACCGACTTCAGCGAAGCCTGCGCGAGCCTGCTGCTCAGTAATACCACGCGCAGCCAGGTTCTCTGCGAACTGTCCTGTCAACTGGATGCCACCCTGCTCCAAGCTTCTAGCAGCGATCTGAGCGGCTCTAGCCTGCTGCTTTAGTAACGGGGCTGTGCGATCTGGATCGATAAAGTACGCAGCCAGTTGTCCTTCCGTGATTCCGTACAAGGTTTGCATTTGACGCTTAACCTCTGGATCAGATTGGGCGACAACCGCATAACCCTGCTGGATACGATCCTGTAACTCGGATGGGGAAACATCACCTTCAATTAGTTTCGCGAAGTCATCTGTTTGGTCATAGAACCCTGGAGGCAAACCATTTGACTGCATAGTTTGACGGTAAAAATCTTCCAAGCCAATGTATTCTGCCGGAGATAGCTCGGCCAAACCTTTTTTTACACGCGCAGCGTTTGCAGAAAAACGGGTTTTGTACTGATCGGTGTCACGGATTGAGAACACCAATGCCTGCTCATTGCTGATGTCAACCAACCCTGACGTGTAGTTGGTCCACAAGACATCAGCCAACGACTCTAAACCGTAGGTTGATAGTACGGCTTTTATCGTGTTGCGGGCATCAGGATTAGGAGTAAAGAATGGTGCAGCAGGAGCAGGCGGTTCAGGTGGAGCAGGGGGTTCATCTGGAGCAGGGGGTTCAGAGTCACCACCAAACAATGTTGTGTCGATACCCAAGTCTTGTCGCAGCTGGTCGAAGAGAGCTTGACCTTCAGGGGTTTGACCAAACGCCAACAACTCAGCATTGAAGTCCTCCAGTCCCAACGAAAAATCTACGCCACCTAAACCAATATCACTCATTATCGGACCTTTCCAAACGCTTTAGCAATAGTTAAACCCAAAGACTGTGCGTCCCTGTTAGCGGCCTTCGTGTTCTGATAGCCGTAACGCGGATCAGATTTGAGTTTCGCAACCCAATCACCCAACGACATCTGCCCCTTTTCAGCATTACCAAAAGCATCCAAGAACGGACCTTCGAACATGTTGATCTGGTTAGGGTCCCTTTCTAAAATCTGTGCAGCATACTGCTTATAGTTTTCACCAATGTCTTTCAACGACAAACCTGCATCGATCTGTGACGACAAATGAGGCAACACGCCTTTGGCAGACAACTTCATCTTGTTGAGCAACTCATCCTGAGAAACAGGTTTACCGCCACCAGGCATCGGCGCACCAGTCAAAACCGCTTGAAGTTCAGCATCAGATAGTGCATAGTTGTAAGACTTAGCCAACTGCTTTAATGCTGTTGCCTCAGAACTGATCCTTGCCTTATCAACAGGTAGTTGCTTGCGGGCAAAAGCTTTCTGCTCAGGAGTAGCAGTCTTAAAATAGTTTGTTGCAGCTAACGCACCCTCGAAACGGGTGGCGTCATAGTTCTGGGCAACAGCATCAGCCAAAACTTGTGCAACATCAGGACCAAAAATGCCGTTAGGGTCCAACAAAAACGAGTAAGCAGGAAGATAACGGTCAACCTTTGCCTTCAGATCAGCAGGGTTAGCGACAGTTGTTTCCTTCTTTGCTTGCTTCTCGTCATACTCACGCCCAAGTTCAGCACGTGTCTTAACAGACCCAGCCTTGATCTGTGCGTCAATATACGCTTTACGAGGATTCTTTGCCTCAGCCACCGAGCATCCTTTCTAACGTCTGTGCATATCCTGCAAACTGGATAGCGTCAGCCTCATCCTGGTTAGCAGCCTCGATTTTCTTCTGTGCAAAAGCAGCAGCAGTAGGAGGTGCTTCAGCAACACCAGCCTGCGACCTCTGTCCAGCCAACTCGACACCCTGAAAAGTTTTAACCAACTTGTCCAAATCCTCGGGACCCAAAGTACGACCCAAAACGTTCTGTGAAACCTTGTCAAAAACATTTTCCAAATCAGGCGCAGAAGTAACACGATATTTCTTCAGACTGCCAGCACCACCAGAAAAAGGAAACTGCTTTGAACGTTCCAATGCTTGCTCAACGCTAATAAAGCTTTGGTTAGCGTCCGACAATGCCCGCTTGTATGCGTCAAGGGTTGACTGGCGAACAATTCCAGGCTGATATGTCTGACCTAAAAAGTATCCTCCAGCAGCGAGTTGCTTTTGCCAGCGAATAACTTCCTCGGCATCCCACGTGGCGATTGCCTGTTCATCGCCCTCAAAGTATTGAGGAAGGACCTGTTGACCACCAACAGTTTTTCGTGGTCCTTCATACGTGGATGGGATAAGTCGGCCATCAGCAAATTCGCCCCTACCTTCAAGACCAAGAACATCCCTACCTGGTGTCCCAAGACCAAGCTGCGCCTGAACAACCGCAATAAGTGCCAGCGTTTCCTCTGACAACGGAACAGTAGTCGGAGGCGATGGGTTAACTGGCGGTGTTGTTGTGGAAGTTGAGCCAATCTCTCTAGGTTGTGGAGCCATTACGGTAACTGTCCTGTCTGAGCCAATAGTTTTTCTTGTTCGGTCAAAGTCTTGAATTCTCTAGACAAAACACTATCCCACACGCCCTGAAACGCTGGATTCTTCTCAGCGATTTGATCCCCAATAATCTTCAAAGCCTCACGCTCAACAATACCACCACGGTTATTGCGCCACGAACCGACACTTCTTAGCCCAGAGTTGCGAGTAATCACATTCATGATCGCTGTGCGTTGTGTCAAGTATTCCTTTAACGGAGCCATAACAGGGTAGGAAGCAAGCTTGGGGTCGATGGACGCTTTGATGATCGAGTTAACCGAGTTAATGAGCTTGTCGTTGTATTCCTGGTAAGCAAGCGTCCTGTTCCAGCTAGGCAAAGACGCTTTGATTTGGGACTCAGCAATACTTAACGCATACGCTTTTACGGGAGTTTCACCTAAAGCCTGTGTAAGTTCTCGGTCAAATTTGTTGTAACGGAAGTTCCCCCACAACTGTTCAACCTGAGCAGCAATTTCTTCTTTCGGCAAAGCAACCAATTCTCCAGCACGTTTCTGAATGTTGTAAATCTCTTGATCGAACTCGTTTGTGTTAGGGCCGAAGTATCCAGCGACATCCGGATAACGCTTGAACAGGTCCTCGTTTTCGGTTTTGAATTCGTAGAACGCTTTGCTGGACTCTGAACCAGGAACTTTAGACTCACTAATTGAAGCCAAGTATGGAAGCACAAATTCACCATATTGGTTAACCACAGCATCGATCTGGTCTTGGAAGGTTCCACCTTTTTCACGAATATCGTTTTCAGTTTTTCGAATACTGTCCAACAGAACACCAAGAGGGATTAACTTCTCGTCCAGTTCGGCATAGAACTGGCTAATCGGCGCACCTGGTGAGAACCATTGTGTCAGACCACGCAACCACCATAATGTATTGCCCTTGTCCTGTGACACCTGCATAGCCTCACGCACACCAGATTCGTCTTGCGTGTATTTACCTGAAGCCAACTCAGCCATAAATGTGCGGCTCTGCATCGTTTTATATACAGGATCACTGTTTGGGTTACCCATAAAAAAGGCAACACGTTCAAATGGTGTTCCAGCAGCCAAGCCTTGAGCAAAACGACGAATAGCCAGCGGAGTGAAATACGACTGAAGTTCAGTCGGTGGATCACCGTACGGTGCAACGATCTTGTTTAGCCTGTCCCAAGTCTCCCCCTGCTTGCCAGGTATCGCCGCATAAGTCAAAGAAACATACGGACCAACAGAAGGGATGACGCTTGTAGCCATAGACAAAGAGCCAACACTTACCTTAAAGTCAAACGGTATTCCCGTTAACGCTCTGGCAACACCACCCACAAGTGGGTAGTTGAAACTCAAAGAGTTCGTTTGTGGATCACGGTAAACAAAACCTTCGTTCTTTCCATCCTGGTTCACGTCACCTGGGCGATTAATGTTTGTTTTATCAGGCCCACCGATACGCAAATTGCCCAAAGCCTCAGCAGCTTTGTCAATCTTGTGTGTTGCCAAAGGGTTAATCGCTACTTTTGTCAGCTGGACGCTGACTTCACGGAAAGCATCGAAGAACGGAAATAACAAACGATGGTTGTAGCCAAACAAAGTTTTCTTGCGTGAGTCAAACAGAAGGTCTACTGTGTCCTCGACGGCCCTATATCCAGCAAGGTAGTCAAGTTTGTCCAGAGTCCCTGTTCCGTTAGCGCGTGGAATGTTATCAAGGATGTTGTCAACCACGTGGGCAGGAAGATTCAGTGAAGGCAAAGAGTCCTTCAGTTTTAATGCTTCTTCTCTGCTTAGCAAAGGAATCATGTCAGCAATAAGGTTCCATTTGCGTGCGTTGAACATTGGTATTCGAGCAAATTTGTCCGAGGAACGTCCATATGCGTTTTGCATAAAATAGTTGAACACGTTCTTGGATTTAGCGTCGTCATATTTTGATGCGCTAGGGAAAACCATTGACACTTCTGGGGACTTTGACCATGAGGCAAAAGCTGGAGTAGCAACATCTGATGGATCGCCCGCTTTAAGCAACGACAAAAATTCTCCAGATGGGATGTTTCCATATGCGGTTCGACGGCCAAGAGAAACAACCTCACCGTTAACGATGATCCTATTATTTGCAATAGCATCAAGCAGCTGTGGATGACCTCCGGTTACTTGACGAAGATCGCGGGTAATTTCGCCTACATACTTCCTTGCACCAGCCAAAGAATCCCAATTAGCATCTGCTCGTAATTTACCCAAGCCCTCAAAGTATGACCTGTATGCCTTATTCAGAGAACCTTCAAACATTTCTAAAGCCATTTTTTCTAATGCGCCAGGAGATCCGGTTTGCATGGCACGAGCAACAGCAGAACCCAACGGGTCAATAGCACGATCAATGGAAGCCTGGGCGATGCCCCGCAACCAAAGCGTCGGGTTCTCATCCCTGAAAACGGTTTGCTGTGCGCTGGCACGAGCATAACCAGGTATAGGAATTCCGGTCACAGTTTCAGCAGCGCGAGTTGGTGAAGGACCAATCATTACGTCACGAACAGAAGCAACTTCGCTTTCGAGCAACAAATCAATTTCATCAAGACGTGCCTGCTCAGCAGCGACATCAATCTTGTCAAGCTTACGCTGTAACCTTTGAGCCTTTTTAACGTCGCCAAGAATAGTTGCTCGTTCAATACGCCTCGGAAGGGTGATGGCTTCATCAAGTTTCATAGCAATTTGTTCTGCTTCAGCAATTCGCGGCATGACTCTGCCATAAATATCTTTGTTCAATCGGCCAGAGAAAATTTCCGCCACGTAACCAAACTCGTTACCGAACTGTCCGGACAAAGCGTTACGCATCATTTCTTCTGGGACAACACGAAGAACATAACGACCAGAGAACAGTACCGCACGTTTCCATTTCGACTGCAACCAAAACGCACCATTTTTTGCGCTATCAAGGACATCAAGGGTTTGTCCCATGGCAGGAGTGACCCTTGCCAACATTGAGAACTCCGCCCAATCAGAAGTCAACCTAAGCAAATCATCAAGTTCTTCAGTTCCGGCAAAAGGCAACAAGGCGATTTCGTTTGTGCTTTGCTGTGCAAGATACAGCGGGCCAAGACGGTTTCCCTCAAGGTAATCAAGCTGAACGCCCCTACCAATATCGTTCCACGTGTATTTCCTAATTTGTTCTTCACGGTTTGCAATAAAGGTTGAAGCCTTACGCACAGTTTCTTCTATTTGTTCAACAAGTTCTACACGACGTTTCAATGTCAAACGTTCGAAAACTGTCATCTCCTCCAAAGTCTTGCTTAATGGTTCTCTCAGTTTGTCTATTACTGGCTGAACTTTTACACGGATAGTTTCATCCTTGAATTGTTTGGCAAAATCAAACAGGTCGCCACGAATTTGTGCTGGACTATCCTGAGAAACAATCCGCATATATTCATTCATTAACTGCGTTCTCATCTCAAAAGGAGTATTCAAAATAATCATGGTGTCATGCAGGTGATTTGCGCCAGCAGCAAGATCATCTAAAGGAAGCGTGTATGACCGCGGGAATGTTGCAGCCCTGCGAGAGTTTTTAGAAATCAACTGTTTGGATCGATAGCCAACTTCGCCAACAACGTTTCCGCTCCAGCCTGGAACTTGACGCAGGTTTTCCAATGGGTCCAGACTTGCTCTGGCAGCGTCAAACACGGCCTCGACTGCTTCTGGCGTGTTGGCTTGTGCAAGCTTGTGTGCCAGAGAAGGGGATC